CTACTCCTGGGTACTGCGAATGAGGTGGGATTGCTTGATAATGGCTCTACGGGTTATCTTGACGCCACCGTCGTATAGACCGGCGTGGAGTAAGGAGCTTTGTTTGATGCCTATTTGAGCCTCGTTTAGGACGGTGTAAATGGCGCTAATGCTGCCGAAATAATAGTCCTTTTTCTCGAATATGAGGTGCACATGGATTACTTTGGTCATATTGTTATTATTTAGAAGTTTCTTTTGCAAAGATATTCTAAATAATAATTATTTAGAAGTATTTATCTGAAAAAGATATACTGTTTAGAGCGTTTAAAAGATAATCTGTTTGGGTGGTCTGATTTTAGTAAATAGAGAAAATTGCATTAGTGATCTGTTGGGCAGTGAAGTGTTAAATAGTGAGTTGGGGATACTGTTGGGGATACTGAGTTGGGGATACTTTTATGTCCGAATCGTTTACTTGCATAAAAGTTGGGGATACTTTTTACCCCCTAAAAAATGACGATTTTAGGTATGATGTTTCCTTTTGGATGGTGTTTTTGGGCATTTTAATAAGTATTTATAGGGGGATAGTATAGTAGTTTTTAGAGGTCTTGAGATTGCAAAGTTGGTATAAGTGCTTGATTAGTAGTGCATATTAGTGGAATAAGTGGTATCTTAGCGTCATAAACGTGCGCGCGGCGCTAAATATCGCAGGATGGAGCAGTAGGTAGCTCACATGGTTCATACCCATGAGGTCGCAAGTTCGAGTCTTGTTCCTGCCACAATATATGTTTGAAGGTATGCGAACGTTCCCGCTGATCAGTGCTCCGCTGAGGGGTTGAAACGTATGGAGATTTAAGGTAATTGATTGTTGATGGATAATGCTCCCGGTGATTGTGCCGGGAGCACTTTTAATATTTTAGATTACTATTTGAAGACTATTTAGCCATTACTGATACTATAAAAGATAATACTCCAATAATTACTCCTATTGTAAAGAAGACGCCAAAAGTGACTACCCATTCTTTGATATTAATGATGGCTTTGCATTGGCTGGCATCTTCCAAAAATTTAATTTGGATTCCATAGGTCGAATAGATTTTATCCAATAGTTCTGCTTCATTTAAACTTTGATTATCAGAAATGAACTTGTCTATTTCTTTATCTAAATCCGCTTTTTGATACTTACTAATGGTTTGTACATGTTTCTGTAATGCTTTAATGATCTTCATAATATTATTTATTTAAAAGGTTATTAGTTGTCGTTTAAAGACTCTTTTCTTATTGGGCAGTGGCAGATGTTGCACTGTCGGCATTGGGCTGCGAAGAAGGTTTCTTTGTAGAAGCAGTCTTCGCATGACCTAAACCCTCAGGATGCTCTATGGATGCTTCCGGATATTTGGCTTTGAGGGCAGCAAGTTCTTCAGACTTTTGACGGAGGTCGGACTGGAGATGGTTAATTTGCTCCTTCAGTTCTTTCTTCTCTTCTTTCCAGTCTGATTTTTCATCCTGATACATTTTATACATATAGGACGTTTCATCTTGTTTTGTACGATTATTTATTGTACCTTTATCACTGGAAACAAGCGTGTTATCCGTGCTTTTATCATTTGATACTTTTTGTTTTAGCATTGGGCCTTCACCTATGAGAAGCCATTCGGGAGAGAGTACCTTATACGTAGTCAGTATTTTGACTATCTTGTCTCCTCCTAATTCACTCTTCAATGCTGCTCCTTTAAAATTGGATGCAGAGAGTTCTGTACTCCTATAGAAGTCTTCCCTTGATATGCCTTGTTCCTTAATAAAGGTCAAAATTCTATCCTTTATAGTCATAATTTTATCTTTTAAATTTGGTATGGTCAAAATATTGACTACATTTGCAGCATGTTTTAATGAAACAGCGGTAAAGATAAGAATAATTTTAATCAGTGTTTATATATGGAAAAGAAAATCAGACAGAAGATTGAACTGAGTGCAGCGGGTAAGGCTAAGCTTGCTAAGACGTTCAGAGTGACTGTGCAGAACGTAAGTCAGGCGTTGCTATTTAAGCGTAATAGCGTGCAGGCTTGCAAAATTAGGGAGGCGGCGCTTGTTAATGGCGGTTCATTGGTACAGATTATTGATGTGACCGATGAACTGAAGCGCCAGGTGAAGGTGCTGGATTCCAAAGGGAATGTGAAGGTGGTGATAGCGAACGATGCGATAACTTTATAAATGGTATGAACATGAAAAGAGTCCCCTTTTTAGAGCTAAAAAAGGTTCTGGAATTATATCATAAGACGGAACAAAAGCTTATTTCCACCAATCCGCAGTTGTGTGTATCAAGTTTGGAAAATCATCCAGATTCCTATACATGGATACGCCTTCCAATGCCGGGTGAGCAGCCAGAAACGGTTCCAAATATGATTGATTCAGGAGTCGAAGATTTTCCCAACACGTGTTTGGCTGGTATTTTGGTGGCAATATTAAAAAATCAAGTTCCCACGGGCGTGCATTTGGCAGGGATAAGTCTATATAGTCACAAAAACACTGTTCGCTTCTGTATCTCAGGTTCAACTTCCTTAGAAGAGCTCCGAATTCTTTGTGAGCAATATCTACAGAATTCCGGTCACGAAGGTTGAAACGAAAGCGTAGCATAAATTCAGTCATAATAATCATATTTTTTATGTGATGCTACAAATGTAGCAAAACTATCCCGGTTCGGGATGAATAGGGATAGACTTTTATCAATGAAAAATTAATAATTAATAATTAAAAGTGATATGGACAGAAAACTGACAGATAATGAAAAGGCATTCCTTACAGAATTGAGGGAGCTGATGGCAAAGTATAGTGCTATGCTGAGTGTAGAGGATGAAAGAATATCCATAGATGTGGGGTATTCAGACAGTGAAGACCCGGTGGAGCCAATCGTGTTACCGGAAACAATAAATACATTCCTTGATTTGGAGGATGTAATAGAACTGAACTCTTAAAATGATATGGTTATGAAAACTTGGAGAATGATTCAGAAAGTAGCTGTGGCTGTAGGCATGACTTACGGGCTGTGGCTGGGCAGTAATGTTGACGCAACGGATGCGGACAGCCGTAACGCGTTTGTGATTGTGGTATTATCGGCCATTGTGGCGATATCGCTGTGTATGCCGGATAAGAAAGATACTGAAACAGCTTAGAAACAGCTTGTTCTGCAAGTCCGAAGTCTCCTTTGCCATGCGGAAGCGGTCGGCTCCCCGGTTCGATGCCGGGGCTTGCACTAAATTGAAAAGTATAAAGTTTCTGATTATGGAAATGTTTGGAAAGACACTATGTGTAACATTTGAAGAACTTGTAGGAGGCGGAATCATGAGTCTTGCGAATTATAAAAAGCATGTTCGTGAGAAGAAGTTTCATTTTTCGCAGCATGGTGGCAATGGCCGTAAGGCACTTATCATCTACGAACGCCTGCCCGACAAACTTCGCAAGCAAGTGGACGAACGATACCCAAAAGCCAAAGAACTACTCAAAAAACAACAACCCTTTCCTATGGACAGCAGATTAAAAAGTGACAGCAAGGCTGTAGACTTCTATAAGACCTACGCTCCGAAGATTTCCCTGGAACGCCAGGCGGAATATGTGCTAAACGCCAAAGTTCTGAATGCTATGATGGCATTGGAGATGAGTATACGTGATGCGCAAGGTAAATGCGGGCAACAACACAATAAAATGATACGCGATCGTGTCATCGCCCTTTGCGAAGACTTGCGCGAACGCTACGGACACACCCTCCCCAAAGCCCGGTTGATGGAAAAGTATGCTGCCTATAAGGAATATGGTTATATGGTTCTTGTCAATGGTAACAGCGGCAACCAGTCGGCCCGCAAGATTGGTCCTCGTGAAGGGCGTTTGCTGCTGAAACTCAAACGCAGCAAATTTCCGGTATATACCGACCAGCAGATATTCGATAAGTTTAATGAGATTGTAGAGGAACGGAATGCACGTGTTACCCGCGAGGAGGATAGGCTGAAGACTATCAATTCCCCGCAGACGGTCATCAATTACCTCTATAAGACCAGCATCAAGTTGTGGTGGTATGGCGTTGTACATGGTGAAATCGCTTTCAAGAATGAGTTTATGCCTTTGTTCGATACCAAACTTCCACAGATGCCTAACACCTTATGGTATGGTGACGGTACGAAACTGAACCTCTACTATAAGGCTTATGACAGCAAGAACAAGCGTATGGTGGCACGCACTATCGACGTCTACGAAGTGATGGATGCTTGTTCGGAAGCGTTCCTGGGTTATTCGTTCGGTGTGGAAAACTTCTTGACCCAGTACGATGCCTATCGCATGGCGCTGGAGACTTGGAAGGTGAAGCCTTACGAAATAGTGACCGATAATCAAGGCGGACACAAGAAGCCCGAAGCACAAGCCTTCTTCAAGAAAATATGCCACATCCACAAGACTACTATGCCGCATAATGGACAGTCAAAGACCATTGAAAGTGCTTTCGGACGTTTTCAAATGCAGGTGATGCGCCAATTATACAACTATACTGGACAAAATGTTACCGCCGTCAAGGAGAACAGTCACATCAATGTGGACCTGATAATGAAGAACATAGCCCGGCTTCCCACTTTGGAAGAAATGAAGTCGCAATATCTGCAATGTCGCCAGAAATGGAACGCCATGCAGCATCCTACTTCAGAAACGGGCATGACCCGCATGGAAATGTATACTACCCTCAACAGTCCCAATGCTGAGCCATTGGATGACTATGAGGTGCAGGAACTTTTCAAGTTGTTCAGCAAAGACAGTGTGAAGTACAGCAAGCAAGGCTTCATCTTCGAACGTAACAAACAGGAATACCGCTATATGGTTTACGATGAAGACGGGCTGGTGGATATGAACTTCCACTTGCAGAATGTGGGTGTCAGCTTCCGATACCGTTATGATCCCAAGGATATGACTGCCGTAGAACTTTGGGAGGTAGGTGCTAAAGGTGCATTGAAGTACGCTGCTACTGCCACACCGAAGGTTGTCATCCATCGTGCCACTGCCGAACGTACGGAAGAGGAAAGCGCAAGGCTCTTTGCCCAAATACATGCACAAAAGCGTGCCCTTGTGGGGCATTATATTGCCAGCGAGGAGTTGTTGCTCGAAGAGAGTATGAGCGAGGCTTACAGCAGACTGGTGATGCCCATTCCTGTAGGTGAGTCTCAGAAGAGCATGGAACGACAGCGTGAAGAATATGCCAATGGTGAGTTGACTGCTCCGGTACAATATCCTGCAGGCGTAGGTCCGGGTACTTATGAAGCCGAACCTGAAGAGCCCGCAGGCATCGCTTCGCCCGGTGAATATACTAAGATGGTGTCCGGCATTACAGATGTGGATATGTACGAAAGCTTTCTCAGCAACAACAATTAATCAGCATTCAATAATCAATTAAATACCATTCAAACAATGAAAGAACTCAGCAAACAAGACAAAGATTCTATCCGTGACGCGCTGATGGAATATTGCAGCAACTATCCCAGCCAAAACCGTGCGAGCGAGAGCCTGAACGGTGTGAGTGCCGCTACAGTATCTCAGATATGCAATCAGAAGTACACCAGTATCAGCGATGACATGTTCAGCCGTATAGCTGCACAGATAGGCTACAGTTTGGAGCGCTGGACACTGACCGAGAGCAATGCCTTCCAGCGTATAACCTTCGCTATGACAGACGCACAAGCTTATAAGAATACTACTTGGGTAGTGGGTGATGCAGGTTGTGGCAAGACCACAGCTGCGATAGAATACCGCCGCACGCATCGCAACGTTTACTACATTCTTTGCTCGGAAGACATGAAGAAAAGCGATTTTGTGCGCGAGATAGCCAAACAGGTGGGCGCTCCGGTGGATGGGACGAACTTACGGGATATTTTGGAGTATGCCATCTCTATGATTGCTTTTCTGAACAATCCGTTGATAATCTTTGATGAAGGTGATAAACTGACCGACAGCGTGTTCAGCTATTTTATCAGCATTTATAATCGTCTGGAGAATAAGGCTGGTATCGTGTTCCTCTCTACCGACTACATTAAGCGTCGTGTGGAGAACGGACTACGCTATAATAAGAAGGGGTATAAGGAGATAAACAGCCGTATCGGCCGCAAATTCTTCGATATCAACATTGCCACCGAACAGGATGTCTATGCCATTTGCCAGGCAAACGGATTGACCGAACCGACAGAGATCAAGCGGGTGATGCGTGAGGCCCAGCAGGGAGAATATGACCTTCGCCGCGTGAAGCGTGTAGTGCATGCCTGCAAGCGTATTTTGGAAGCCAAGAGGATGAAAGGAGAGCAGGCATGAGCGAAGCGGTAAACGATGCAAAGACCTTTTCCCGTAACGCCAAGGGTGTGCGGGAGTTGCTGAGCATGAAGTTCGATACCTTTCCCTTTGAAGGTGAATGGTACGATGCTTTTGATATGCCGGAACGCAAAGGCGTGTGGATGATATGGGGAAACACTGGCAACGGGAAGACCTCTTTCGTGATGCAGCTTTGCAAGGAATTGTGCAAGTATGGACGTGTGGCTTACGATAGTTTGGAGGAAGGCGCCTGCCTGACGATGCAGAACACATTGAGGCGCTTCAATATGCAGGAAGTAAACCGTCGATTTCTACTGCTCGATGCCGAGCCGATAGACCAGTTGAGCCTGCGGATGAAACGTCAGAAGGCACCGGATTTTATTGTGATCGATAGTTTCCAATACACGCAGATGACATATGCCCAGTACATCAAGTTTAAAGAGAAGCACCGCAACAAACTGCTGATATTTATCAGCCATGCCAGCGGGAAGAATCCGGACGGTCGTAGTGCCAAGAAGGTGGCATTTGATGCTTCACTGAAGATTTATGTCGAGGGATATCGCGCTTTCAGCAAAGGACGCTTTATCGGACCGAAGGGATATTACGATGTATGGCCGGAAGAAGCGGCAATATATCGGGGAGAAAAATATACTAAATAACGATTAGTGATATGAAAGTAACGAAAGACAAACCCATAACCCCGCAGCAACTCAAAGCGCTGCATGCCACCTTCCACCGTATCGGCATGGATGATGATACCCGCCACGGCTGCATCTACAATTTTACTTCCGGACGCACGCAGAGCAGCAAGGATTTGTCAATGCGCGAGGCTCAACAGTTAATGGAAAGTCTGAACCCGATGGATGACAAAGCCCGCAAGATGCAGATGCAGGAAGCCCGTAATGTATTCCGTGACATTTATCGTCTTTCTTTCTTGATTCCGCAACTGAACCAGGGGTTCACCAGCGACAGTGAGGAAGAATACCGCATGAATGTGGCAAAGTTGAACGTATGGGCACGGAAGTACAGTAAAGCCCATAAAGACGTAACGAGTATGAAGCTTTGGGAACTCCAGGACACCAAGACGCAGCTGGAGGCATTTATGAGACGCGAGGAAAGAAAACTTAAAAAGGATTGAAATGAGAACAAAACAAGAAATCAAACAAGCTGTAGCCGTCTTGAACCACAAGGCAGATCGGTTGAGTCTGATCATGGCAGAGGTGTTGACGTCAAGCATGACCGAGCAACAAGTATTTCAGAAGTATGTGCTGGAGGTATGCGAAGCCGATCGCGACGAAAATGTATTCTTTGCAGCGCGTGATGCCGCCCGTTTCCATGCCGGACATATCGGGCTGGAGGAACTGATACCGGACGTACAATCCATGACAGCAGCCGACTTTGATGCGGCAAGTGCTCTGGGGGTATTGAATGAAGAAAGCGACACAATACTTCTTTCGCGCAAGGAGTTCAATAAGTTGCTGGCACGCATTGAACGGTTGGAACAGTGGACGGGTCTTCGGCGCAAAGCCGCCCCGGGCGATATCGCTCCGCAACTCCTTCCCGCAAATGCCGACATGAATGACATGATGAAGCAGAACGAAGCCTGCCGCTATCTGGCATGCAGCAAGAACACCATCAAAGGCTATGCCAGCCGTGGCTTGATACACAGCTATAAACAAGGGAAGTTCACCTATTATAGCCGCCGGGAGATAGACAAGAAAATCAAGCAGCAGAGAAAGGAGGCCGAACAATGAGAGAACATAGTCCGCGCAATGTGCCGCCAACCTACGTCACCGAGAAATCCGAGCGCCGTGCACAGCTGGCCGCGCAACTCGAAGCCAGTGCCGACCGCCTTTGCGATTATCAGGACCGCCTGCATGCGGGAATCAACAGCATGAAACCTATAGAACTGGAGCGCCTGATGGATGAATACCGTGCCGAGCAGATACGCTACGACCGGATAGACCGGGAACTGCAAGCGCTGGAAGAACCGAAGAAGACTAAGGAATACCTCGAATACAAGCGCATTTACCAGCAGAACAAGAATAAGATTAAATATTAACCCTATAAAAGAATAAGAATTATGGCAAGAACAAAGAAAACAGTATTAAGCGGTATCAGCCGCGAGCAAGCGGAGCAGGCATTTGCAGATTTTGCAGCAGCCGATGCTAAGTGTAACAATCTCACCTCGAAGATGGATATCGAGGTAACGCGCATCCGTGAGAAGTATGCCAGTCAGTTGGCGGAACAGAGCGCTAAGAAGGAAGAAGCCTTCGCGAAAATCCAGGCTTATGCATTGGAAAATAAAGATGAATTGTTTTCCAAGAAAAAGAGTGTGGAGAGTGCTCACGGCGTGTTTGGTTTCCGCACGGGAACTCCGGCGCTGAAGACAATGAAAGGTTTAACCTGGAAGGCAGTATTGATGCTCGTAAAGGACAAATTGCCATCGTACGTACGCGTTACGGAGGAGGTAGACAAACAGTCGTTACTGGCCGCCCGCGACAATGAGGATGTTGCCAGCCTGTTTCCGCAGATAGGCGTGCAGGTGGTGCAGGAAGAGACTTTTTTTATAGAGCCCAAGAAGGAGAATGATGTACATCAGGACTGAGGATTACTTCGACTGGCGACCTTGCGGCAGGAACTGGGCGGTATATCATTATAAACGTACCGCCACCGGTTACATCGGTACCAAGATTGGGGAGTATCTGACCAAGGAGGAGGCGAAACGTAAGGCGCATGAATTGTGTAACAGTAAAATAGAAGAAGAAAAGTATGGCAAAGGTGTTTTATAAATCGGTGATTCCGAACGATAAACCCATGTGGCTACTGAAACTCCAGCTTTCCGTGAGCCAGGCACTGGAGTTCACGCAGTTGAACGGTGACGAACGGGACTTTAAGAACCTGAAAACATTCATTGATGCGGAAATCAGGTCAATGATTGGGAGAAGGGAAATTAACCGCAGTGTCGTTGAAACGAACATCGTCACGGACAACGGACGTACGGTGCTGAATATCTTTAGGAACGGTAATTTAGTACAAACCTATTTCATCGAATAGCGTATGAGCGAGAAAAAGAACGGGGTGCTGATCACGGCACCCCTTTTCGGAACAGGCAAGGAAACGGTGGGATATTTCACTGGTTATGCTTGCGGCTATTGCCAGGGCAACGGCTGGCACTGGGACCCTGAGATTATTAATGAACGGGTGAAAACACCTTGCCCTAAGTGTGGCGGTACCGGGCAAGTAAAAGGCATCGTTACGGTGGAATGGGTACCGGACGGCGAAGTGAAACCTTATTTCAAGGAGGAACACGACCATGATATACCGTGAACCGAAAGACCTGATAATCCAGGTAGAAGACAGCCTTCTGGGGCAGGTGCAATACTACTGGACGTACTACGGCAAACCCTGCGACCTCATAGAGTTTGCTGCCAAAACAGAAGGGTTGACTGCCTTGCTTGTCAAAATGAACAATCCTGATTCCGGTTCTTTCGTCTACATGCTGTGCGAGCGACTGAAGGCACGGATGTACGACAAGATGACGAAGAAGCCGCTGAGTGTGCAGGATGTATTTATGTAGAATTAGTAAATCGAAGGAAGTAATGAACATCGGACTATTAGCGGTTGATAGCAATTATCCCAATCTTGCTTTGATGAAGATAAGCAGCTATCACAAAGCGAGAGGTGATAATGTAGAATGGTACAATCCATTTGACCAGTATGAAAAGGTCTATATGGCTAAAGTATTCAGCTTTACAGAAGATTATCGACAGTGGATTACAAATACCGATCAGATAGAGAAAGGTGGCACTGGCTACGATGTTTCAAAGACTCTTCCATCGCAGGTAGACAAGGCTGTCCCGGATTACTCGATATACAATATAGATAAGTCTTTGGCTTATGGTTTTCTTACACGCGGATGCCCCAATGGGTGTAAGTGGTGTGTGGTGCCTCAAAAAGAAGGTAAGATCGCTCCCTATATGGATATTGAAGAAATCGCAGTCAACGGACGTAAAAACATCATCCTTATGGATAACAATGTGCTTGCTTCCGAGTACGGGATAGAGCAGATCGAGAAGATAGTCAAGTTGAAACTCAGAGTAGACTTTAACCAAGGACTGGACGCTCGACTGGTGACTGATGACATAGCTCGATTACTTGCTCGTGTAAAATGGATAAAGCGCATTCGGTTTGGTTGCGATACAGCGGCGCAGATAGCAGATTGCGAACGTGCCACAGCTCTGATTGATAAATATGGTTATCGGGGAGAATACTTCTTCTACTGTATCTTACTGAATGACTTTAAAGAGTCGTTTTACCGCGTTAACCACTGGAAGGAAAAGGGTGGTAGGTTCTTGCCACATTGCCAGCCATATCGGGATTTGAATAATCCACATCAAATAATCCCTCAATGGCAAAAGGACTTATCCGGATGGGTTGACAAAAAGTGGATATTTAGGAGTTGTGAGTTTAAAGACTTTGCTCCCCGGAAAGGATTTAAATGTAGTGAGTATTTTTATTAATAACAAGAAAAATTTGAACCTAATGCTGTATAGGCAAGCGTAGAAAAATATGTGTGACTGTTTTGAAAAAGTAGAAGCGAATTTGAGAGAAAAGACTGGTGACCCGCAAGCGTCTTTAAATTATATGTACGCCATGCCTTCTTTTGAGAAAAAGCCAGTAATAGAGGCGACCTACCGGAATAAGAAAAAAGATGGTACATTCAATAAAACAGAAAGTACTATATCTATCGCTTATCCTTTCTGCCCATTTTGTGGGAAGAAGTTTTCAGAAGGTGAATAATTCAAATCAGAATAGTAATGAGCAAAACTATAAAAATGATAAGCCTGTTCACTGGTATTGGCGGCTTCGACTTGGCAGCTTATACTCTTGGATGGGATATCCTGTTTCAATCGGAAATAGATGAGTTCTGCTTGCAAGTTTTAGATAAATGTTTTCCCAATGTGCCTAAATATGGAAATATATATGAAATCAATGCTAAAGAATACAGAGGCAACGTTGATGTTGTGGTCGGAGGATTCCCTTGCCAACCATTCAGTAACGCCGGACTTCAGCAAGGGGCAGAAGACCCCCGCTTTTTATGGCCGCCGATGTATCGAGTTATACAAGAATGCCGGCCGACATGGGTCATCGCTGAGAATGTTCTCGGACTTATTAGTAACGCAGACGGAGTGGTCTTCGAGCAAGTGTGCACTGATTTGGAAAGTGAAGGCTACGAAGTTCAACCGTTTATTATTCCAGCTGCGGGTAAAGACTCTTTTCAAGAAAGGAAACGAGTATGGATTGTTGCCTGCCTTGACAGCAAACGAAGCGAAACGGATAAAGTTACGCAGAGAGAGCATTTTAAAGCATTCAGACAAACGAAAAAGCAACTACCTAACAGCGCATATTTCGAGAGCTGGGTTCAATCCGTCCGATATTACTCCGAGTTGGATGGAGTGGTTTATGGGATATCCGATTGGATGGACAGAACTCATGCACTCGGAAATGCGATTGACCCACGGATAGCGTATGAGTTATTACTAATATTAGATTACTTGGAAGGTTGAAAAATATCTTTATAACATAGCAATCCGATGACTTTTCATGATACTTTAGTTGTTAGTGGTGTAGTCGCAAATGGTAATTATAAGAAAAATATTTTTATTTGTTTTAATAAGATAATTTTTATACATTTGTGGAGTGATTCAAAGGAGTAGGTAAACAGATTGTTTTAAATAAGGCATACAATATCTCTGAGGTTAAAGAATTTATGATATAATTCTATAATATATGGAATATGGAAAGAAAAGCATTTCAAAAGGAAAGTACATCAAGAGTATTGGGCAGAAAATCTAAAAAAATAGATCAACTCCCTATTGATGCTATTTTGCAAAGATACCAAGAGCCAAGTTTTGATTTTCCATCTGTAAGTCAATTCATGCCTGTTGCTTTGGGTTATAATGATGATTCGCAATTCGTGAGAGATGTTATGACGGGGGTGGTAATACCTGGGGTTCATCAACAAATAATGGATGCACATCACAATCCTCTAATAATAATCCCTTTCGCCGCGCAACATTGTCAAATTCATATTCATTTTGAGGGTGATCCAGAAACAGGTGTTTCCATTATTCGAGCAAAAGTTATAAATAATGCACGTACTCAAACTTTAGATTTGCAGCCACATGAAGTTGGAGTGATAATGGCTAGATTAGGGATAACAGAACCTATTTAGAAGAAATACTTTTTGTATGAAAATTGTACAGAAATAAATTATTAGCGAAGCAAAAAAAAGCCGCTGCATGGAACACCATACAGCGGCTTTTTTGTTGAGATACGCCCCCTGCGCTATCTCTCGAACGTTTTCCTGACGTCAGGAAGATGGTCCTATTCTCCCGGTTCCCCCAGACATTCTATTATCGCCTCATGTTGCAGCGGCGTCAGCGCCCGCTGCCTGGGCTTGAAGCATAACTCTTCAAGACGTGCTTGCAGTTCGGTGTTCAGTTTTATCCAGCGATGCAGCTGCGAGCTGGCGCTGCGGGGAGTAGAGTTCGGGAAGTAGGCTTGTGCCAGGTCACTCATATAAATGGCTTTCATATTTTCTTCGGTTAAGTTCGTGCAAAAAACTACCCGTAAGTAGTTGGCTCCCTACTTACGGGTAGTTGGTCATTTACCTGGTAGTAGTCGGCGCACTACTACTAAGTGGTTCTCAGCCCAGCGGATTCTCTCCCTGGTCGCCGTCGCTTCCTCCTCCGGTGTTGCCGCCGCCGGTGTTGCCGTCATCGGGCAGAGGGGCTTCACCCTTCTTGGCCACACGGTGGAAGGTCAAGCCGCCGTCGCCCGCACGCGTTGCCGCCTTGATAGGCTTTCCGGGGCGGAACTGGATGGTGGCTTCGGTGATGTTGGCACTGGTGAATTTCTTCTCCGTGTCGGCACCAGTGCTGCACAGCTGGATTTGGAAACTTCCGAAGTTCTCCAGGCGTACGATCTTGCCTGCCGCCAGATGGAGATTGGTCTGTTTGATCAGGGCGCGGATGGCGTTCAGCACATCACCGTCCGTGAGGGAGGTGGCGTAGGAGATTTGTTCCGCCATTTCGTCCATGGTCACTTCGCCGCTGGCTTGCGCCTTGGCGTAATATTTCTTGGGGGCCTGGTCATCGCCGGGCTTGGTGCTCATCAGAGCGAGAGAATAGTTTACCATACAATTGAAAATTGATAATTGACAATTGACAATTAGGCTGCGCTGTACATCTTGCAGCTTTATCATCGTTTACTTCTGTCATTCGCGAATTGACGCGGCAAAGGTGGTGTAAACGGGTTATTCCGTGTTGTAGAATGTGCTTTCCGGGCGTATTTGTTGCATTAATGTGTTATTATAATTATTTTTGTATCAAGTTTCAGGATAATCAATTTAAGTTTTCGGGTATGAAGAAGTATCATCGTTCCATTGTAGGACGAAGCTATGCGCACAGGGTAAAAGAGATTCTCCGTATTTACGATGAACATAGCCGTAGCGGATTGAGCAACCGCGAAATCCTCCGCCGTTACATCTGGCCGTTATACCCCATTTGCGAAAAAACATTCTACAACATCATCAATGCTTCTGCCGATCCTCGGATCATCCGTCAGCAGGAAGAACTGGATCGTCAGTTGTCGTTGTTCTGAATCTCATCCGCTGTCGTAGTGGTATATTCCATTTCATAGACTTTGATGCCGCCGGGCAGTGAGAACTGTCGGCTGGCACGGCGTACCAGGGCGGTGGCACATCCATCGAACCGCCAGCCGTGCAACGCGCCGTTCAGGCGTCGGGCCAGTGCCATGCGTTCGGCTGCGTGCTGTTCCTGGGTGCTGCCATAGTGAGTGTCATCGTAGCAGTCGAAGGCAAACCGGATGATGATGGTGGTCTTGCCGTGTTGGAGGTTGCCTTTCAGGTTTTCCCACAAGGTTTCGGGGATGCCAATAAGGACACAGGGGAAAGTGACAGGGTACTGGTCTTCCCCGTTCTGCAGGGCTTCCAGTTGCCCGTAGTCTTCGTCGATAAGGGAAACGTCGTTACCCATTTTATCGGCGATCTGTTGCTGGAGGTCGTTGAATAGTTGTTCCATAATAAATTATTGATTTATAATTTTCTCTACTTCTGTATTCAGTTTATCATTTACTTTCTTTATCAGTTCCGGTCCCGGCTTGGATGGCATGAACTGGCGCTGCGGGATGTTGATAGTAAGTTTGGTCTTTTTGGTCAATGCGAGGCGTTTCCAGAAAGTATCTTTCTTTTTGTCTTTACCCGCTTCCCGGTAATGCTGCGCCCAGGCAAAGCGACGCATTTGCGGGGTGACGGTAGGGCGAACTATGCCTCCCCAGTTGTGGATGCCTGCATAAGGGGCGCGGGTGAAGATAGTAACCTGTCCGTCTCCTGGTGTGTATTGGATATTGCCGGAAAGATGGTTTCTGCCGGAGAGCAGCGGTCCGTATTGAGAACCGGCACTACTTCCACCGTTTCTTTGCCGCTTGGTTTCCTTCCATTTATGGAAACCGTTATGGGTAAAACCTCCTTTGCGGAAGTCTTCCTCGATGTGGCGTTTGGCGATGTTGCCTGCCAGTACGGGCATGCGGCGGCGTGTCAGGTCGGCCAGTTGCTTTTGATATTGCAAAATACGTTGGTTAAATTCTTGAATATTCATTGTTTACTTGATATTTTTCTGTATATTTGCAGTCTAAGAAAATAGCTCGACAGGCACAGCTCCGGATTGCAGTTCCGGTTGAAATGGTCTTTCGGGCTATTTTTGTATGTTGTCCATTACTTTGCTGCTATCGGATATGCTATGTAATATCATATTCCCGTCCACATCTTCCAATACAATAATCCACGACTTGTCTCCCTTAACAGTCACTTCAAAAACATGAGACTTTACATACATAGGATTGTTTTTATGATATTCCGTCCATCCCTTATATTGAGCCTGTCGGATGACATCACTGAGGTGCAATAGCATCTCATTCTTTTCGGCATAATGTTCGTGAGGTTGGTTCAACCATTCCTTGATGGACTTTTTGCTGACAATGATTTCTTTCTTAAAATCAGAGTTGACAAGAGGTTTCGCCTTCAGCACTTCTGCATCTTTCTGTATTTCCTTTCTACGAACTTTCAGTGCCTCTTTCCGCTCTTTGTCCGGTTCATACACTATCGGCTTCTCCTTATTCACATGCTCTGCTATATATTTCTTCACGGCCTCTTTCGCCCCTTCATATCCATTGGCGATATAGGGATGCGTGTCACTGAACAGTTTTCCGTCTCTTCCCGGGTTATTATCCAGTCCCGGGGCAGGCTGATCTTTGGGGGCGGCGCTTCCACGTGGCGCTCCCGTAGGAGGTTCGTCTGTAGCCGATAAAGAACACTTGCAGTTCCAACGGTCTCCGGGGCGGTGCACACTCCAGAAGGGGTGGTTTATCGGGAGAATAGTTCCCCAATAAACCTGATGGTCTGCTCCTGGGTTTGCACTGGTACTGGGCATCCATTCCAGATTAGGCAGGACGTCGGCGTATTGCTCGAAGCGTTGCCAGTCCGCAGCCTGGCGGGCACGGATGACGGCGGTATTGTATTCGGTTTGCAGCCAGTGCCGGACGTGATGGTCGAGCATGGGGTGAACGTCTTCTTTCCACTGTTTAAACGGTTTTAAAATACCGTTTGAATCGTAGAGTTGCGCGGCGATATCGTTCTGCATCCGGTGGACTTTGAAGGCGGAGAATACAGCGTTGCCGAGGTCAAGCTTCTGACGGAACTCTACCGGAATTTCGGCAGCGGATTCACTAAGCCCTTCACTTGATGCTTCGTTGAAGATACGGAATGTTTCGTTGAAAAGGTTCTCCTCTATTTCCGTCATAGGGTGAAAATCCTTTTCGTAGATATGCTTCAAGGCACGTTGCAGGGCGGCGTTGTCGAAGACGAAAGCGGTGCTTACGTCATCATCGGCCTTGCATTGCAATGGTGCGGTAGAACCGGATATATAGTCGAGTTCGTCAAGGCCCGGTAGCTGCTGTTCCCCATAGTAAAGGTCGTTCATTACCAGTCTAAAGCCCCGTCGGTTTGCGGGGCGTCCCCGAAAAAAGAGCGGGAGCGGTTCTGGGGATGTTTTGCTACCACCTCCCCCTGCGGGTACTCCTCCTCCCCGGAGGAGGAGAATTGAGATACTCCGAGAGCAAAGGGGTTGTTCATTTTCTTCTTCTCTGCCATTTCCGCTTTCAACTGTTCATAGTTGTCCGGGCGTTCGATGTTCAATTGCTCGTACAGATAGTCATCATCGAGCGGCAGATCGAATACGTTTACAGCCTTTTCCAGTAATTCGGCTTTGACTTTCACTTGTTCCAAGTCCGTTTCTTCTACATAAACAAACTCACCGCCTTGGGTATTGACGCCAAGAGCCGCAAACAAGTCTGTCATGTCATAGTTCAGCAGGTTCAGGATGGCAAGAGCGTCTTGCTCGATAAGTTCCTGCTCCACCTTGTTGTGCACGGTTCCCAAGGCTTGCGTACCCGTTTCGCTGGCTTCGGTGGTGAGGGTGTTGCCCAGGACAGCCTTGCTCATTTCCGCGTTACAGCGGTCAACGAAGGTACTGTAGAGCTCGCTGCTGCCGGTGGTATTACCGGTTTCTACGAAATCAAGGTTAGAACCTTCGGGTGTAAAGAAGGAGGAAGCGCCTCCCTGAGCCTTGGCGGCTTCCATGGCGGCGGACAATGCTTCCGGGTCGGCGGCATCGTAGGTGTACTTGCGTATGGGCATGCCGAATATCTCGGAGAACTGCGCCCAGTCGCCCACGGTTCCCCGCTTATAAATGACGTACGGAGCGCACCGTGCCAGGATGCCGAGCGGTTCTTTGCCCCGTATCATCAGCAGGTCCGGGTATTCGTCGAAGCTTTCACCGTTGATGTCGTTCTGACGGGTTTTGATGAGTCTCAGCACCGGGTCCACGTGCTTTCGGGGCACGAGATAGTAGTCTATCCATCCCTTGCTGTTGATATAGAACTGCACCAGCGTGAATCCCCAGTAGTCGGCATCCAGTGCGTCACCGATGAATCGTAGGAACCAGGGCGAGGAAATCTGCTCGTTTACTTTATCATCGGCCACGCCGTTGCGCCTGAACTCTATTTTCCTGCCAAGCACACCGCTCTTCCGCTTTTGGATGACAGAAAACAGATGCGGGTCCATCAGACTCTCACTGTAGATGTCGTAAATCTGAACCCGCTGTGTGAAGTCCACATTCTCGGCGCTTCGGATGCCCCGCATGTAGTCATCCAGCCCGATGCCGAAGCGTTGGGGTTGTGTCAGTATGATAGTGGCGCCCTGGCGGGTGACGTTGCTGCCTTCGGTGATGCGTTGTTTGGTTTTGGATGCTTTGTTCCAAAATGCCGGGAAATTTATTCTTTTCATAAATGGTTCGTACGTTTAGGGTTACTACTCATCAGCCAGGGGCTGTTCTGTTTCTGCTCTTCTTCCGGCAGCTTGGGAGCGCCGTCGATGGTGATCTTGAATGCCGCCACCTGCTTCAGCCATTCCACGGCACGCTCATAGCGGTCTTTCCGTATCTGCGACATCTTCTGCGGATTATGAATACTGAATATATGGTATACTGCGATATCGATTGCCATCATCAGGACAAGCTGGTTACGTGCATCCCCTTCGGCGGAGAAGATGGCATCTACATCGTAGCGCGCACTGAGATAGCCACGCATCTCAGCGATGGCACGGTCTTCGCAGATTTCGACGATACTTTCGTCATCGCGGGTCAGGGAGCCCAGTATCTCGCGGTGGATACTGGCGTCGTAGTCTTCGGGATTGATGAATTTACTCATGGCTATAATCTTTTAGGATTGTTCCGGGCGTTGTGACGCGCCACGGTAATCGGTTTTAGTTGCTGTACTTTCTTCTTGAGGATGCGCAGGCCGCCTTCCACACAGTCGGGACCGTCGGCGGGAAACTTCAACCGCAGGGTGAAAAGTTTGAATTGATCTTCCAAACGTTTCATGTGTGGATTATCTTTTTCAACTTCGTTGAAGATGAGATTGCCTTCCCGGTTCAGCGGTTCCAAATTAGCTTCAATACGTGTGGCCTTGTCAGTCTTGCGCTCTTCGTCAGGGTGAATGTAGAGTTGGATGTTCCGTTCGCGTCGTACCTTGCCTACCAGCGGTTTGAATACCTGCTGAAAGAATGGGTCTTGTAGCTTGTTATTCTCCATATAGCAATATACCGGGACTTTTTCGTTCACGTACTCCAGAAGTTGTACGTACCAGTCTATGAATTCTGCATTCAATCCGCGGTCCAGAAAAGGTTTGATGATATATAACTTTTGTTCTTTCATACCAAGTAATATACAGCTTTTCGTACTGCTGTTCTTGTTCTTGTTCTCGCCGGGTGCGGGGTCTCCATAGATAACCAGGAACTGAAACTTCTTCAGGTCAGGTACACGCCCATAGGTGATATCCTTAAATACCTCACCTTCCGTGACCGGATTATTATAGTATTCCTTCTGTGCACTGGCGGCGCTGATTTTTCGGAGTACAGTGTCGATGTGCTCTTCCGTGTTCTTTTCAGGCCAAGTGCTGTGCCCGTCTTTGTCCCTGATGTTCACGATATCATGGTGGTCGGCAAGAGCCGCGGCCCGCGCCACACAACAGTCTCGGGCAATGATATTACCACACCACACGATCAAGGTCGGTTCGCTGATGGAGCGTGTGGCATAGAAAGCCTGCTCGTACCAGTCCCATTTCTTGTTTACGATATCCGGGTTACGGCATTCCTCATCCGTATCAAAGTCATCCACCAAGAGCACATCAGGGCGCACGGCCTCGTTTCTGGAACCGCGTGGAGCATTCCCGGCGCCGATAGCACGGAAGGCACAGCCACATTTGGCAATGAATTCAGTATCGGTCCAAGAACTGATATTCATCTGCTCGCCATAATATGCCTTGATACGCCCGTTAGCCTCAAAGTTGGCACGGTATGGGGCTAACAATCGCTTGGCGCTGTCTTGGGTGGCACTTGCCAGCATCACGTTCTTTTTCTTCTTTGTCAAGGCAAGATACATTACACAGAACATGACTATCGTACTTTTTGCTAACTCGCGGCTCCATGACAAGACTTCATACCATTCGTCATTGTTCAAGATGCGGTTGACGGCCTTTTTATGGAACGGAGCAAACGGATATTTTGCATATTTCGGGAAAAAGAACTGAATCCATTCTACGGGGTGTGCCTCCAAATACATCCTGTGTTTTTCCCGCTCGGCATGACTCATGCTGACATCTACCGGGGTGGAATTGCTGATATCCGCTTTATATTCTTCCCAGTTACCGAGTGCGTTTTTTTCTTCCTGCTTCATTTTACAACTGGTCTTTTATGAATTTGTCCCAAAAGATGGTTATCTCTTTAGCCTTGTCCAGATCGATGGGGCGTATCCATTCGATAAAGCGGATGCCCACACTTACAAGGTCCGCAATGCCTACATCACTTTCCATCTTTTTAATGGCGGCAGCGAGTTTACCCAAAGTATCCGCTTCGGCCGGAGTTGCATAGCGTTCACCTTCCGGGCGTGACAGAATAGTATTGTTCAATTCCATCACTTGGCGATGAAGATTTGCTATCTGTTGCTCTCGACTAAGGGTTACGCCGACTTTCATTTCTTCCCATTTCTCCGTGGCAATCCATCGGTTGATGGTTTTACGGGCTACTCCCACCTTTTCCGCTATTTCCTGCTGGGTAAGATTGTCCTTCAGGTAGAGTGTGCGGGCATAGTCCTTTTTCTGTTGTGCGGTTAAATCTGCCATAATTCTGTAATTAGAGTTTACGCAAAGGTCATTACTCCGGGCGGGAAGAGGAAAAAAGCGCGGAGCGGTTACAAACTATGCCGCAAGGTTTACATACCTGCTCGTAACCGTTACACACTTTTTTGTGCGGTTATCCTTATAGACATAGCTTTGCCGCAAATAATCGGAAACGCATGACTGTTTTTAAATCCATATTAAACGAAAAGACCGCTTGCCTGCTGCTCTATGGAGAAGTCAGCGACGAAGGCGGTGAGGGCAAGATAGCCAGCCGGGACATCGTGAACGAACTGATGTACCTGGACGCGGGCTATGAAAACCTGAATATCCGTATCAACTCCATCGGCGGTGACGTTTACCCCGGTATCGCCATCTTCAATGCCATCCGCCAGTGCCGAAGCAATGTCACCATCTATATAGACGGTATCGCCGCCAGCATCGCCGGTGTCATTGCCCTCTGCGGCAAACGTGTGGAAATGAGCCGCTATGCCCGCATGATGTTGCATAACGTCAGTGGCGGTTGCTACGGCAACAAGAAGGACTTGCAGGATATGATCTCCACCATCGAGAGCCTGGAAGACACCATCGCCGAAATCATCGGCGGGCGTTGCGGCAAGGATAAGGAAGAGGTGAAGAGTGCTTACTTCGACGGTACCGACCACTGGCTGAAAGCCGACGAAGCCTTGCAGCTGGGACTGATCGATGCCATCTACGACGTGGAAGCCGTACCCGATGAGAGCACCACGGACGATATTTACCGCATATTTACTAACCGGCTGGAGCAGGAGCAACAGCCACAAAACCCCGATAAAATGAAATTGGAAGACTTTAAGACAATTCCCCGTTTCGCCAACTGTGCTGACGAAGCGGCAGTGATGGCCATGCTTGGCGAGACTGCTCAGAAAGCGGACAAAGCCGATGATCTGGAAAAGGAAAACGGCGCACTGAAAGAGCAGCTGAAACAGCAGGAAGAAGAGCGGATTGAAACCGCTGTGACGGATGCCGTGACGGACGGTCGTATCGGTGCCGACCAGAAGGACACCTACAAGAACATTCTGAAGGCTGACTTCAAAAACGGATTGAGCGCCCTGAAGGCGTTGAAGCCAAAGAAGATGCTGAAGGACAAACTGGAAGCCCCTGCGGGCGGTGAAGGCGAAAGCCCTTGGCAAAAGAAGATGAGGGAAATTGAGGCAAACCGTAAAAAGTGATGCGCTATGATACCGATCAAGAACCCCAAGAATGCCAAACTGGGCGGTAGCTCCTACTTTGGTAAGAATGTCGGCAGCAGCGTGCGTAGCGCCGGCAGTGCCCCACAAATCCGCGGACGGCAGAAGATTAAAATGTGATAATGTGGTAATATGCTAATGTGCTAATTGCCGTGCGGCATAACCCGAATAACTAACAATAAATAATAAAAAAGACAATGGCAATTCAAGGATTGAATACCACCAACTATGGTGGTGAAGTACTGGAAACCGTCCTCACCCTTGCCACTACCGGCAACGAACTGGTGGGCAGAGGGCTTATCATGGTGATTCCGGGCATTAACAGTTCCATCAGCATCCCCCGCGTGAAAACGGGTACCATGCTGCAAAAGCGCAAAGAAGACCCGTCCAAGGCAGACAGCAAGGGTGATTTTACCTACAGCGAGCAAAAGCTGGTGCCGAAAGACATGATGGCCTTCACACTTTTCAACCCCCGTGCTTTCGAACACATCTGGCGTCCCTTCCAGCCGACGGGCGACCTCGTTTTCCGTCAGCTTCCCCCCAACATTCAGAGCCTCTTGTTGAATGAACTGTTGAAGCAAGTGGGCAACGAGCTGGGCTACCAGTATATAAACGGTGAATACAAAGACACCGGTGATGCCTACCTGATGGACGGTATCCTGACGCAGGCTGCCAAGAACGTGGATGTGGTGAAGGTGAAAACCGTCGGCACTACCATGCTGGCGCGTCTCAAGGAACTGCGTGCCAAGATTCCCGTAACCATGCGTAAGAATCCGAACCTGCGCATCCTGATGTCTGTGGAAGACTTCGACCAGTACGACGATGAATTGACGCAACTCGCCAATAAGGGTACCGCCCCTACGGATATCAACCAGGAACGCTACAAAGGCATTCCGTTCGAGGTGCTGACTCAATGGCCGCAAGGCTTGATCGTCGCTACCCTCTGCGACAGCGGTATGAACGGCAACCTTTTCGCAGCTGTCAACCTGCAGGATGACGAAAACGTCATTCAGATTGACAAGTGGGCGAATGCCAGCGAACTCTACTTCTTCAAGATGCTGATGAAGGCGGACACGCAGATCGGCTTCGGTGAGGAGTTCATCGCACTGGACTGGCGCGCCGACGGTGCATTCAAATTTGTAACAGAAGGGTAAGGAGGTGCAGCTATGGCAAAGAAAGACAAAGTCACAGTGATTGTCCTCGAATCCTTCCAGGACAAGTACGACCACAAGACGCAATATCCGGTAGGTACGGAGTTGCAGGTAGACCAGGAACGTGCGGATGATTTGGTAAGCCGCAAGCTTGCCGGGATTAAGAAGCCGGAACCTGCCAAGAAACCCGAGACCAAGGCACCCGAAGCCCCGAAAGCGGATAAGGAGAAGAAAGCGGTTGAGGTACCTGAAAAGAAGGAAACGGAGCAGAAAGATGACCAGAGGACTGAGGAACAATAATCCGGGAAACATCCGCCTGTCACGTACTTTGTGGCAGGGGGAGGTTCGCCCGTCGCAGGACCGTTCATTCTGTCAGTTCAAAACGATGGCCTACGGTTACCGAGCTCTCATCAAGCTGTTGCAGAACTATCGCAGGATGAACGGTTGCCGGACGATGGCGGACTTCATCAACCGATGGGCGACGCCCGTGGAGAATAACACATCGGGTTACATCCGGAGGGTGTGTACGGAAATGCAAGTGCCCGACAGCTATGTGCCTGATGTGGATGATAAAGCAACCATGTGTGCTTTTGCGGCAGCCGTCTCTCAGGTAGAGAATGGTATTCCCGCTGTGACGGCAGATGTGGAAGTGGGTTGGAACTTACTCTAAACAGGAGGAATAAAAATGGATACACTTGAAATCTTGAAGCTGATATGTGGTATCCTTACGGTTGCCATAGGAGCCGGAGGATTCAAGATGTACATAGACAGACGGAAATACATCCAAGAGGTAGAAAAGCTGAAGGAAGAAGTACAGGCAGCGAAGGTAAATACCCGTAGTAGCGAACTGGACAACGTTCAGAAGGCGATGCAAATTCTGATGGATGACATAGTAGAACCTTTAAAACAAGAAATCAATGCAATCAGAAAAGAACTCGCCAAACTCAGGCGTGTCGTTGAAAAGGCTAACAATTGCCGTTTTTCTGCTAATTGCCCTGTGCGCGATGAGTTGCAAAAGTCCGACAAGAGTGGTGAAGAGTACCGTCCTCGACAGCCTGCAAAGCGTAAGACAATCCGTTCTGACCTTTCTGCCGGTACCGGCAAGCGAAGCGCGGATGACCTTGCCGATGAGCCAACTGGCCGTGCTGCCGGAAGGCGCGGGATATAGTGCGCGAAGCGGGCAGGCCACGGCAAGCGTGATACGCGGACGCGGTGATACTTTAACGTTCACTTCGACCTGCGACAGCCTGGCGCGTGAAGTAATCGCCCTTCGGGAAGAAATTACGCGCATAAGAAATGAAACCGGTGAGGAAGTGGAAGAACCTCCTCCGCAGGTGGTGCATGAGCCAACCGGTTGGCAATGGTTTCAGATATGGATAGGACGAATCGCCGTTTTCGTTCTTGTTATAATACTGATTAAACGGCGGTTAAACGTAATTAAATAGCAAGATTATGGCTGTAAAAGATAATAATGGACTTGTTTACGGTATCGGTAAACTGAAGTTCAATAACAAAGAAATAGGCTGGATTAGCCAGGAAGGTTTGTCCCCAAAAGGTGAGGCCAAACAGACTACACCCATCTACGCAGCACAAGTGCATGATGGTCCGGTAGACGAACTGACAAGTACACCCGGTACCACCGCTTTCGGTTTTAAGCTCATCCAGTTGAGTCCCGAAGTATGTAAGGAACTATTTGGCGGTACTGTTGCTACCGCGGACGGGGCATACGAACCGCCTGCCGACTTCAAAGATTTGGAAGGACCGTTTGAAGTAGAATGTGTCAGCGGTCACAAGATCGAGATTCCCCGCGCCAAGATGAGCGGCGAACTGGCTGATTCCATCAACATGAGCGGTGTGCTGAGTTACGATTGTACGGTGAAGTGCCTGAAGCCTTTGACTGAAGGGCTGGCACGCTATCGCATTGTTCCTCCGCAAATCCAGGCAGGATAATTATGGAACAGACGGAACAACTGAAAGCTTCCGCGCTGATGCTTGATATGGGCGTGGCGATTCCCGTCCGCCCTTTCAATTTTCTGTATCGCAAGCGGAAACCAATGACGGTAGTAATGCGTACACCGGGACTGGGCAGCCTGCTGCGGATTTCGAATCTGTACCTGCAAATAGGCGTCACCTATAATGAAATGCAAGAATATACCTTCGAGCAGAACATGAAGTTTATTGCAGAACATGGAGTCGCCGTCAGCCGTATCGTTGCTTTTACGCTGACCCGGAGTAAATTTTGGGGAAGGTTGTTGAACCGTCCCGTAGCCTGGTGGCTCCGTTGGCGTGTTCACCCCATGTTCCTACAGGAAGCCATGTTCCAGTTCCTGACCATGCTCGACCCGAAGTATTTTCAGACTACTATCAGCTCGGTGGAAATGATGAATCCGATGAAGCCGAATCTGAGCCATTCCAACAGCGGGAGTTAAAGGGATATACAGAAGCCCCTCATAGCCCGTTCGGTTTAGTATGGCAGGTGGCTACGGCCACCGGCTGGAGTATTGACTACATATTGTGGAAGGTGCCTTATCCGATGCTGCTGCTCATGGCAAAGGATGCTCCCCGCTACGTTTCGGTGGAAGAACAAAAGAAACGGCAGTATAAGGAAATGATGAAAAAGATACAGAAAGAAAGCGCCGTCGGCCAAGACCCGGTTGCCTTCTTCCAAACTCATATATCAGCAGACTGATGGAACCTGTAGAACTTACCATAATCACCCGCAACAAGACTAAGGAGGGACTGAACGAGATTGCACGTGACACCTCCAAAGTAGGTCAGACCGTAGAGCAAGTAACGGATGACTTCAAGGCACGTATGAAGGAACAGAGCGAGGCCGTGAAGCAGGTGGAAGCTGATATCAAGTCTCTGGAGAAGCAGCTTGAAAATGCTGCTCCCGGCAAGGCAAAGATGGAACTGACTGCCGAACTGAATGCTGCCAAGAAAGTGCTTGCCGAAGAGAAGGGGGAACTTGCGGCTTTGGAAAAGCAAGTGAACCAGTCTGCACAGAAGCACACCATGCTCCGTACAGAAATCCGCAACCTGAAAGAGCAGATGGCGGACATGACGGAAGGCACGGAGGAGTATGCTGTTGCCATGCAGAAGCTTGGAGAAATGCAGGACCGCATGGGAGATATCAACACGCAGGGAAGAATCTTTTCTGATGACAACAAGAACATCAGAGCTACGATGGATGCCGTGTCCGGACTGACGGGAGTAATGACCGCAGGTGTCGGTGTGGCATCACTTTTTGGTGCCGAGGAAGAGAAACTGGCACAGATACAGACCAAGTTGCAGGCAGTGATGGCGATCACTATGGGAGTGCAGCAGGTGGCCAATACGTTGAATAAAGACAGTTACTTCACGCATATACTGCTGACAGGTGCAAAAAATATGCTGACGGCAGCAACCACCAGGCTGTCCGTTGCTTTGGGTATCTCCAACGTGGCGGCCAAGGCATTGATGGCAACTATGACGTTAGGACTCACTGCGGCAATTGGTGCATTGATTTACTTATGGAATAAATATACAGAGAAATCAAAAAAAAGTCAGCGAGAACTCAATACGGAGATTGAAAAAACACAATCATCCATGCAGAACCTATCCGATGATGTTGATTTCGATGTTAGAATTGCCGAGGCTGCCGGAAAATCCAAGAAGGAACTTATTGAATTGCGAAAGGAGGCTGCAAAAACAGCTTTGGCGCTTGCTGATGCCAACTATGATAAGGTTTTGGAACAGCATTCCAAAGGTAAAGCTTCGACAGAACAACTGAATAAAGCTAAAGATATAGCAGATAATGCTTGGAAATCGTATAATCAAGCGATGCAGGATGCAGTGGTCTATGACTATGAAGAACAAACCAATAAAAAGAAGAAAAACGAATCTTTCAGTGATAAAGCCAATGAAATCTCCGATGCTGAACTCAAAGCACGCCAAAAAATAAATGATATGACCATCGTCCTGATGAAGGAGGGAGAGGAAAAGAAAAAGGCCCTTGCTCGCAAACAATTCGATGAGGAACTGGCACGTATAGACCAGGAAGAACGCGACCGCCTGAAGGCTTTGCAGAAAGCGCAAAAGAACGGCATGGCCGTTACCCCGGAACAAGTGGCAACAGTTAAAGACCAAGCCAAGCAACAGCGTGACCTTGCCGGGGAACAGTATATAAAAGACTTTTATGATGTAGAAAAGGAGTATGCAGAAAGAAGCAAAAAGCTGAAAAAAGAAAAAATACAAGCTCTCATTGACTACAACAAGGAGTATGGGACATACCAGGAAAAACGACTTGCCATTGAAATGAAATTCAATGAGGAAATAGCCGATATCACCGAAAAACGCAAGGAGGCGGAAAAGAAGGGAGATACTGATACCGTCGAAACGATGAATATTGCTTTGGCAAAAGCAACAAAAGATAAAGGCAAGGCCCTTATGGGACTGGACTACGAGCAATTGAAACAGTCTCCTGATTATGTCCGTGCATTCGAGAACCTGAAAGAAACGTCATCATCAACGCTTAAATCCCTGCTTGCTCAATTTGAGAATGCCAAACAGACAGCAGCAGAAGTGTTGTCTCCCGATCAGTTGCGTGAGTATACCACCACCATCCAGGAGATCATGAACGAGTTGGATGAGCGCAATCCTTTCCAGGCACTTGCAGACCGGAAGAAAGAGCTGGCCGAAGCGGAAGAAGAACTGGCTGAAGCCAAAAGAAATCTTGAAACGGTGAATTCCGGGGGAAAGGTGGTCACCGGTAGTTCATACAACAAGGATACCGGCAAGATTGATAAGACCTATTTATCTTCTGCCGAAGCACTTGAAAAGTACAATAAAGCAAAAGACAAAGCGGTAAAGGCCAATACCAAGGTACAGGCGGCCGAAAAGAAAGTAGCAGATGTCATAGGAGACTTATCTCAGGCAATGAAAGGCTTGGGCGATGCTATCGGCGGGCAGGCCGGAGAGATCATCGGAATTATTGGCGATATCGGTATGTTTGCCATGACGGCTATGAGTGGTGTGAGTACGGCATCTGAGACAGCAAGTTCCGCAGTGAAGGCCGTGGAAAAAGCATCGGTTATATTGGCGATAATAAGTGCTGCCATTCAAATAGCGATCAAGATCGCCTCTTTATTCAAAGATGATGATGGGGTGGCCGAATATGAACGTGCCAAAGAGGTATACGAATCTTATATCAATATCCTTGATAAAGTCATTGAAAAACAGAAAGAACTGTTTGAACTGAATTCCAAAACCGGACAGCAAGCTTATGAAACAGCGAAGATAATCGTTCAAAAGCAGGAAGATGCCTCCCGTGAACTTGGAAAGCAGTATCTGAATTCGGGAGCAAGCAAGGGCTTTTTAGGTTTTGGAAGTTCGGCATCCGAAGGTGTCAAGCAACAGAAAGACATATCATCCAAGGCATGGAATGAGGCAAAGAAAGCACTTGGCAGTGATTTCTATAAATACAATATTGGAGATGGGCGTATGACCGGCCTTTTTGATCTGAGTGTAGAACAACTTAAAAAGCTTCAGGAAACAGCTCCTCTGTTTTGGGCAGAACTGTACGATGATACACAAAAGTATCTCCAGCAGATCATTGATTGCAATGATGAACTTACCCAGTTGGAGAATGACCGGAAAGAGGGTCTGGTAAAAGCTGATTTTGACAGCTTCCTCAGCAGCTTCACGGATGTGCTGACAGATATGGATAGCAGCTCTAAAGATTTTGCAGACAATTTCGAGGAATATCTTAAAAATGCAATATTGTCGTCTCTTATCACGGATAAGTATCGCGACAGAATAAAGCGACTGTATGACAATTGGGCCGATGCTACTGAGAGTGATGAGAAATTGACGGCTGCCGAAGCTGAAGCCTTGCGTAAAGAGCAGGAAGCAATAACGGAAGAGATGCTGCAAAAGAGGAAAGAACTGGCTGATGCTTTCGGCTGGGGAAACTCTTCCTCTTCACAGTCCGGTCATGCAGGTGCTGTTACGACTATCACTGAAGAGACTGCCGGGAAACTTGAAGGGATTGGTATGTCTATGCAGATACATGTCATCAATATGGATGATAAACTGACGGATATTTCACAGTATGCCTATGAAGCTATCGGCATACTGAACACTATTGCCGAGAATACGGCCTTCTGCAAGCGGCTGGATGACATTGCCGACATAATGGAAAGAACTGAAAGAGATGGAATGAAAATGAAATGATATGAAGATACTGGAAGGATTGCTCATCATTAATGGTGTGGATATATATAAGGAATACAATGCTTTCCTGGCAGAGGACTCGGCAGGAGCTCATACAAACTATGACGAATTGCTGAAGGTGCCTGCCATGAAAGCATATACGGTTGTGTCGTTTCGTGAAGAAAATGGGGAACGCCTTCCGGACAGTTTGCCGGAACCGCATTATGAAGCGCGTGACGTTACGTTGCAATTCGGAATCCTTACCGATACAAAAACGGAATGGCATCAGAAATATATAGCGTTTCAAGCTTTTCTCAAAAGCGGGTGGCTGGTGTTCTCCCTGCCGGAACTGGGAACGACTTACCGGATGTATTTCAAAAGTTGTTCCGCGCAGCAGATGGTAACCCCATTTAAGGCGAGCGGCAAGATATATGGAAAAATGAAAATGAAATTCCGGGAGCCAAATCCTTATCAAACGATTGACCCTTTAAACAATGATTAAACGCTGATTAAAATGAAGCTAAGAATCTATAGCCAATCTGGAGCGCTGAAACTGACAGCCAGTACAGCTACGTCATCAACCTGGAGCGATGAGTTGATGACGGAGAATTCTGTGTCTGTCTCTTTCACTCACCCGTTCTATGTTCCGCTGGATGTGAATGATTATGTATTGCTGGAAGGTATCAGATTTTCCATCAAAAAGGAATATAAACCCAAGCAGAAGAACAAGCAAACGTACAGCTACTCTGTGAAGTTCTACGCGCCTATTCACGACGCGGAGCAGGTGATGTACCTGCATTTGGCGGATGGGCAGTATGAACCGCAATTTACGCTGAATGACAGTCCGCGCGTGCATCTGCAAAAATGGGTGGATAATATGAATCGTATCTACGGTGAAACGCGATGGAGTATAGGTGAGGTGGCTGATTTACCTAATAAAACCATTGACTATGACAATGCAACATGTTGGGATGCACTGTCCAAAATATCTGAAGCTTTTGAAACAGAATGGTGGGCAGATGGCTTTAAGATTAACCTGACGCGCTGTGAACATGGTGACTTGGTAAGGCTTGGCTATATGCAAGGGCTTACCTCATTGACGCAATCGGAGAACAGCGAGGATGTGGAGTTCTTTACGCGATTGATTCCGCGGGGAAGTACGAAGAATATAGATAAGTCCCGGTATGGCTTCTATCGGCTTCAACTTCCTAATCGTGCGAAATATATAGATCGTAATACTCAATACGGGCTTTACGAACATGTGGAGGAAGCGGCTTTTGCCGAGATTTTCCCTCATTATACCGGTACGGTCTCTACAGTTCGCTCAGAAGAAAAAACGGGGGATGACGGCAAGAAGTTCATGGTCTACTATTTCAATGATGAAGGGATGATGTTCGACCCGAACAAGAATGAAATTGCCGGATTGGTAAAACGTCTATCATTCCAAACAGGTGATCTCGCGGGGCAAGGAAATTCCGAGGGTAATAACTACTGGTTCGAGGCAAATTATAACTCCGACACTCTGGAATGGGAAATTATTAATGTCTATCCTTCGGACGACGTACAGATACCGGGTGGTAACCTTATTCCCCGTCCGGGTAACACGTACATCCCCTGGAATTTCCGCATGCCGGAATCGTACGAAGTGCAAGCAGAACTGGACTTCGAAGCTGCCGTGACAAGCTATCTGGAAAAATATAGCGAGGACGTGGCAATCTATGGCGGAGAGACGGATTACATCTATGTAGATAAGAATAAGGTGCCGCTGAAGGTTGGTCAACGTGTCCGGCTGCTGAGTGACGAATATTTCAGCGAAGGTTACCGTGACACGCGTATGACGAAAGTAGTGCGCAAGCTGGATAATCTGAGCATTGCCACGATATCGTGTACGAATAAGGTAGGAAAAGGCTGGAAGCGAACTGTAGAAGCAAGTTTGTCACAATTGCAGTATGTGGTATCTAATGGCAATTCCTCTTCTTCCGGGGGCGGTTCTTCCTCTTCTTCCGAGGTTTCTGACAAGCTGAAAAAAGACATCCTCGTTAATTCAAACGATGTAGGTTACGTCAAGAAGGGTGATGTGGTATCTGCCGGGTCGACTTGGGAAACTATCTTTCGGAATATGCTGTACAGGCCGGTAGGAGCGGAACTTCGGGGTGTTATATCGACGGGTACCGATGTAGAGTATGGTACTAAGAAGGGGTATATCACTTATACCGCAACGAGAAACGGTCAGGGTGGCATGAAAGAGGCATACTACGATGAGAAGAAGGAGAATAAGCTGAATTTCTCGGAAGAGAATTCGGGGGTGCAGACGGCGGTAAGACAGTTGTCGGGAAGCTACACAGAAAGAGAAACGTATAAGGCTACTGTTGTTTATGCGGCATCCTCGGACGGGCAGCTGCCGGAGAAATCACTGACTACTACGATTAGCGTGAATGTACGCAGAAGGTGGTTTGCGGGGGTTGTGGACTCAATACCTATTACGAGTGCGCAGGTGCGGGCACTGAGTTTCGGTGGTCTTTATACTGGTGCCGGAAATTACACATTCGAGGCGACAAACTGGAAGCTCGTTGTGATATGTTTTCCGGCCGGTGCTCCCCTTACCAGGGTGAGTATTAAAGGCTATTTAGCTGATTTGGTTCCAAACGACGGTACGCTGAAGATTTCCGATCACTCCGTAATGGTAGACGGGGTGAACGGAAGTACCCCGGTAGAATATGATGTATGGTATATTAAATCGACGATTGTAAACGATGTCACTAACTACGCAACTATAACTATATCTTGATATGGCAGGAATAATAAATACCGGAAGCCCGTATGTAGGGTCAGTGAAAAGAACGAATCCTAAATCGCTGGATTCTTCAGAGACACATGCTACTAAACAGCAGGCGCATCTGTATGCCAGAAATGCAAATGGCGAAGACGTGCCATATCCGGGGCAGATCATATCGGCAGAAGGTCAGGCGTATATACTTAAGATAGACCCGGAAATGCCGGACGAAAGCGATAAGGAAATTTATCATTGCTACCTTGACCCGCTGGGGGGTAACAATGATAATGATGATCGCTACGTTCGCAAGGATATTGCCGAAACGATCGAGAAGCTGATGACCTTCATCGAAGGCATAAACGTAAAAGGTACGGCAACACTGAACGAAATCATCTTGCTGAATAATATTATTTCCAAGAATTTTTCTCCCGGCGGTAATGGTTTTGGTATCTATCAGGATGAAGACGGAAACTATCATCTTGACATTGACTTCGTGGATATTCGCAAGAAGTTGAGGGTAGAAGAAATCCAGGTGCAGGAATCAACTTACATTGGTGGCAAGCAATACAATACCGGAGGCGGTATGATCTGTAATCGCGTAGAGGATATGGGTACGTATTGGCGATGCTACTTTAAGACTACGGATGCCGACGGACGGACAGTATATAATACCTTTCAGAAGGATGACCAAGCTATCTGCGAGGTGTTCAATCTAAAATCGGGTAGCCATTATTATTGGCGGCTTCTTGTAGGGAAAGGAGACGATTACATAGACTTATCCAAATCAGACTGTGCAACAGGTAGCGATGCACCTCTTGTCGGTGACAGTATCGTGCAGTTGGGTAATCGGACGGATATCTCCCGGCAGGGTGCGATTGTTTGGGATAGCGTTACGGCTGGAGGACCTTATGTGCGTATATATAAAGGTATCAATTCTTATACGATGCCTGAGCCACTCATTGATTTTAATACGGTGCTGAGTGAGATCACTGCGAAGTTTATCAATGAGGCTACAGGCAAGGACATTGATGAGACTATTGGCGATATGCAGGTTAATCTGGATTTGATTAAGCAGCAGACGGATAAGGAGTATACGCTGTGGTACTATGATTATGAGCCTACACTAAGCAATCTCCCGGCATCGGAATGGAAGACCGCGGAACTGAAGGCTATGCACGATCAGGACATGTTCTATAATAGACTGACCGGGAAGGGATATCGGTTTGAATCCGGCGTATGGAAAGAGATCACGGACCACCTGACGCTGAAAGCGCTGGAGGATGCAGCTAAAGCACAGGACACAGCCGATAGTAAACGTCGTGTATTTGTCGCTCAACCTACGGCTAAGGATGCTTACGACGTGGGGGACTTGTGGGTAAATGCAACATATTCGGATGGAACAGTCACTTATAAGAATGACTCGCTTGTATGCAAGACTGCGAAGGCGGCAGGAGCGGCATTTTCTATTTCTCATTGGAAGCCTTCTTCTTCCGCAACCACTGCCTATATTGAAAATCTGGGTGACCGGATAACAATTGCTGTGACGAATTCGGAAGATGGCATAGCGGCTGCAAAGGAGCTTGCACGGCAAGGTATAAATGATGCTTATGATGCTGCGCAATCGGCATTGCAGGCATTAGGAATAGCACAAGGTGCACAGAGTACGGCCGACCAAAATACAGCAGCTATCCAGGTTACCAAGGATTCTATATCTGCGCTGGTGGAAGGTATTCATATCAATGCCTTGGGCAACATCACGAATATTGATACGTCGGGTCTGGTTACAACGGATGACTTCAATGTGTTGCTTTCGAAGAAGGTCAACTTCGACAGTGGAGGTCATATCACGAATATAAGTACAAGCGGTCTTGTAACCGAGGCCAGCTTTGCGCAACTATTTTCCGAGAAGGCTTATGCTGATGGGTATGTGAAACGCGCTGAAATCAGTACGTTCATCACCGAAGACCAGGCAGGGAGGTTGATTTCGAATGCGGTGATATCGGCAGAACAGATACGATTCAACGGTAATATTGTGGCCAATGACACGTTCGTTGTAGATGAGAACGGTAAATTGACATTGAATAATATCACTGTAAACGAAACCGGAGAATTTAAAGGAAGAGTTTCTATCGCTAATAAAATACTACTGGAAAACGATGGTAGTGGCAGTTTGGCAAGTGGTAATATAACTTGGGATGATAAAGGTAAGGCTGAATTTGTAGGAACCATAAAATCTTCTTCTTCTTCTGGAGGTAACTATGTTGTTGTAGGGGTTGAGAAACAATCCAGTGTTCCTGGTGCAGAAGATAATGGGGTGAAAATATATGATGAAAAAGGCAATCAAGTTGGTGCATTTGGCTATACCACAGGGTTTGGAATTAGTGGAGCGATGGGGATTGCACTTAAAGATGGTGATGAGAGTGTTATTATTAATCCCCGCTCTTTATACTTGCAATCATCTTCTGGTAGTAATATATACTCTGTAGAAATATCGCCGTCTTCTGGTATTAAATTCTATGAGAATTTCAATCTTACCAAAACTTATAGTAGGAAATAAACTAAATATATGAATTATGAAAATCAATTTCAATGTGTCCTTCTCAAATTACAAGGGACAGCCAACTCAGGACATTATCGGCGATAAAGTTGCCGAAGCATTGTTTACCGCAGGAATGCAGAACAATCAAATCAAGAATGAAGACAAGTACAAAGCGTACAAGATTTGCCGGAAGATCAGCGAAGCCCAGGGAGAAATTGAAATCTCTACTGAAGAAGCATCACTGATTAAAACTGTTTGCGTAAACTATCTAACCGCGGGCGGCTATGGACAGTTACATGAATTAATAGAGGGAATAATTAATTAAATAAAAGGAGGTATATATGGAACTTACAGGAAACACTATCAAAACCGGTTTGTCTGTTGTCGGTGACTTCAGGCTGGAGTATTCTGTAACGAATGACGCAGATAACATGCTGGTAAAACTCGATGCTCAAATAAAGAGAGTTTCCGGAGGTACAACAAGATATGTGGGTAATATCATGTATGTAGAAACAAGCAAGAGGTACTCCGTATCATTATCGGAAGGAACGACGCCCGAAGAACGCCTTGCGCTGATTACAGATTTCGAGAACACAATCGCTGAGTTGAGTAAGTGATATGGGTTATATAAAGTTCGTTTTAAGCACCCGGAAGACGGATGAGCAGGGCAATACGACTCACTCCGTTATCAGCCGTATCGAAAGTGATATGGCTGATACGAGTATGCTTGAAACGAACTTAATCATGCACGCGCTATCGGCAAGAGGTGGTAAGGTAATGATAGCTTCAGACTTTATTTTAGACGTCGGCATTTTGGATGATGAGAATTATTTATTGGGGTAGTTATGGAGAATTTAGATAGAAATTTTATCAAGGGAGAGCCGCTAAAAGCCGCAGAACTTAACGAGATCGTTGCAAAGGTGAACGAACTGGTTGGTGCTTCGATTACGATAGGCACTGCGCCAGGCACAGCCTATGACGGCGCTGCAGGTGCGACACTCGAACAACTTGTAAGGGAACTGGTAGGAGGCGCAGGGACGATGTACAGCGTGTACGTCAGAAATAACATGGAGTCGCTCGGCTTTGCGTCTCAATACGGTGAAGAGTGTGTACTTGACTTTACTTTCGTATCGCAGTACCGGGATGATATCTCCGAGCCGTACAAGGCTACCGGCGAACTTGGTATTTGCACTATCATGATTAAAAATGCGAAGTATGCCGATTTTACCGTTGTGAAGCAGATGGAGATCGCATCAGGAACATCCATAAAGCAGAATGTTGCTGAATGGTTGTCTTCCGGCAGTAACAACATTAAAATAACCATTAAAGGCCAGAATACCGATAAAACGACAGCCCCTGTAACCTATGTTGTCCAACTGACCTCCTTAGGTATTAGTGCTCCCAACTTCCGTTGGTGGACGGCATTTACTGGAGTGATCAGTATACCGTTAAATATTGGCGGCAACATATCCAAGACGTTGTACGTGACAGTTATCGGAAATGACTACAACAAGAGCTATGAAGTACCATTGGGCACGACAGTATATACGGAAACAGCATACAACTATCAGCTTGCACATCCGGGTAAAACGGGCGTGTATAACGTGTCGATGTACGTTGCCAACAATGACGGTACTATCCGCACCCGCACTATATCATACAACATTATCTGTGCTGTAGCAGGCGAGGCAGCCAAACTGATAGCAATCAATAATGTGCTTGAGAAAGCTACGAACTGGACGGAAAACGCTCTGTTTGACTATGCGATGTACGATGGTAACAATGCAATAACCTCCGCGCAGTTTGTTGTCAGCAAAGATGGCGATTCCGTGTTTACATCCGATGAAGATTCCATCTCTACGTCAGCCAAGCATACCTTCGCCCTGCCTCTTGAAATCGAAACGATTGACAATGCCGACTTCAATATCGTAGTCAACGTCAAGGATGGTGCCAAAGACCTTGCTTCAGCTACCATTCAAGTGAACAACTCGTTGGGCTTCTCATCCGTTGCAGGTGCGGCATTTTATATGAATCCGCGTACCCGAAGCAATAACCAAGGGAATTATCTCTCTGTGGTTAACGAGATGACCAAAGAAGATATTGCCGTTACCTGGCACGGCATGAACTGGGGCAATGACGGATGGACAACCGACGCGGACGGCAACAAGGTGCTTCGTGTCATGGCGTCCGCATCGGCCGATATCGGCTATAAGGTATTTGCGAAGGAAGCTGCACGAATCGGTAAGACTATTGAGATAGACTATAGAGTGGATAACGTGACGGACTTTAATTACCCGGTTATCCGCATGTCATCCGAAGGGGATTCTTTCGTCGGACTTCGGGTATATCCAGACAAGGTGGTTATGTATTCGAATGCGTTGAAGACTATCGACAACCAAAGCATTAATCTGTTTGAGGGGAAGCGCCTACGTCTTACTCTCGTTATCATGCCGGACGCTTACGGGAATCCTGATTTCAACCTCTGTATCGTTTATATCAATGGGGTGAAGAACCGGGAGTTTACCTACAAGAACAACGATTACTTCTCCCAGCAGAATGGCATTGTAATCGGCAGTAATTATGCTGATATTGATGTGTACGGCATACGGGTTTATGATTCTGCACTGACGTCCGAATCGGTCTTGAAAAACTATATCAACTGGCTCATTGAAAATGCGTACAAAGCTCTTGTGCAGGAGAACAATAATGTAATGGACGGTAACGGTTCTGAGATAGACTTCGAGAAGGTGAAAAAGAATTGTAATGTGTTCGTCTTTTACAACACCTTTCCATCGCTGGCGAATCCCAACAAAATGAAGGGAATTTTGGAAGTATTATTTGCTGGCCATCCCGATTGGAATGTCATAATAAACGCTGTAGAAGGTAAAGGTCAAGGAACTTCATCCATGCGCTACTGGATATGGAATATCCGCTTTATACTTGATTTAATATTGTCCATTATAAAGGCGGCTGATGGCTCCACCAGCACCGGCGGTTGGTCCATGACTCCTGAATTGGCCAAGGCAACTAAAATCACAGCAAAGAAGAATTTTGCTTCCTCCATGCAGTCTCATAAGATTGGCTCCGTGAATTCTGTCAATGACCTGTACCGAGCGATGGGTTACTTGAATGAGGCCATGCAGACGGAACAATATGCGAATGCGCGAGTATCAGTATATCAGTTGCCTTTTGTCGGCTTCGAGAAATCTATCAATGAAGAAGGTGATGCGGTATATACCTTCATGGGATTGTACACGATGGGACCGGATAAGGGCGATAAGAATACGTTCGGATATGATACCGATATGTTTCCAGGCTTGATCTCCATTGAAGGTTCGGACAACTCTCCGTTATGCGCTTTGTTCCGTGTGCCTTGGAATACCAATCGTATGGTTTATAATGAAGAGGAAGAAGCTTTCCAGTATAACGGTGCAAACTCCTGGGACTTTGGCGCCGGAAAGGTAGAGAATATCAGTAAGTGGATTCCTGCCTACAACATCGCCTACCAATGTTCAAACCGCCTGAAACCGTTTAACGGGACATTGGCCGAGCTAAACGCACAAATTGCCACATACCGCAATGAACCTTACGAATTCTGGATATCCAAAGCCGGTGATGCCAATTTATATAATGTCTACTACTACGAGTCGTCAGAAGGCAAATTCATCGCATCCGATATCGGTGCTGGTACGATTAATCTGAAGACGCAACTTGTTGACAAGGGGTATGGCTTGACTACAGCCAACTTATCCGGGAAAACCGCAGATCAGTTGAATGAACTCTTTATCAATGCCCGCATACAGAAGTTCAGGAAAGAAGCACCTGCCTATTGGGATATTGATGATGCCATCCTGCACCGCAACTGGGTGGAATTCCATGCGGGCACCGATAACAGGGCCAAGAATACCTATCCTTACACATTCGGAACAGCCACAAGCAAGTGGAAATGGCGTTACGATGACCTTGATACAATCTTCGACACCGATAATCAAGGACAGGCCAAGAAAGGCTACTACGTTGAATTCCACGATACCTACGACAATGGCGGTTCTGTATGGAACGGCGAGACTTCAAACTTCTGGAATCTTCTCGACCTCGCATTCCCTGATGAGATTTGGGCGGGCATGCGTAAGATGATGACGAAAATGGAGGAACTTGGCGGGTTGAAATCAGGAACTGACTTCGACAAGCTGTATGCCTACTTCAAGAAGTACTATTTCGATCAGGCGCAGGAATACTTCCCGCAAAACTTATACAATGCCGATGCGAAGTTTACGTATGAGGGCTCAAAGCTGGCTTACGAAGCCGGACGCTACACCAACGACACAGACCCTATAACGCAAGCATTGGGCGATCACTACTCAGCCGAACAGCGATGGATTACGAAACGCATCCTGTACATGATGAGTAAGTATAGCTTTGGGCTATTCTCGGCCGACGGAACGGATAACATTACCGTGCGTGCCGCCGGTAATACAATCAAATACGAACTGACTCCCGCAATGGATATGTACCCGGCGATCGCCAATGGTACATCCATCATACGTGGAGCGAGAACCAAAGCCGGGGAAGTCTGTGAAATGCTTATCGAGTTGTCCGGTTCCGGTGACCAACAGAATACTATCCAAGCGGCATCCTATCTCCAGGACATTGGTGATTGGTACGACAAGAATGTAACTGGAAGTATGATTATTCAGGGACGTATGCTCCGTGAAATCCGTTTAGGGAAGAAGACCGGCAATATCGTCATTTCAATTACTTCGTTGACGATCTCCAATTGTGCATCATTGCAGAATCTTGATTTATCACGCATCTCTACATTGCGTGGAACCCTGAATTTATCTGCCTGTACTCACATAAAGAAAGTATATGCAGGCGGTACTTCACTTACCCAGCTTGTCCTACCCAAAGGCGGTGGGCTGGAAGTAATAGAATACAGTGCATACAACCAATATGTAATGCTCCAGAACTATCCTTTGATAACAAGCGAAGGTGTACTGCTTGACTATTGTAAGGAGAACGTAACCGACTTCCTTGTCGAGAATTGCCCGCTGCTGAAGCCGATGCAGTTGCTATCAACTATCATTGAGGCACAGCAATCGCAAGGTAGCGAGCATACCTTGAAGCACATCCGCGCCGTCGGCTTCGAGGAGGAATACTACACGGCTGATGCACTCGATATGCTGGCGCTCTTATCGGATGGCAGCTATAGCGGATTATCTGCCGAAGGACTTGCTGGCGAAGACCCCATACCTGTCTTAGAAGGTACTATAACGGTGCATAGCAAGTACTATCAGGACTCAGTGCAGGCGCTG